GAACACAACGCTGCGACCAGCTAGGTGGCTCAAGCCAGTAACGCGCGGTTGGCTCAAGAAGAACATGTGGGCTAAGCGTGAGGTCCCGGCGCGTAAACGGGCGCCCGAACGCCTACCGCCGATGCTAGACCTAGAAGACGACGGGTTCCTAGCCTTCTTCCCTGAGCGTGCCAAGGCAGACCTGTCCATCCGTCGCGGTCGCATGGGCGACGCCGTAGCCCTTTCCGTCGCAAGGGGTCGCCCGACCCAGCATTACCTGCAAACGTTATACAACGCAGAGTGGGACTATATTGCTGCCGCTAACGTGATCATGGCTGATGCGCTCCTCTCCATGCCCGACTGGTCGTGGTGGGACTTCTTCGATGATATTAATGCCTGGAGTCTGGGTCCCCCAGAATGGGCAGATCACATTAAGAAGGTCTCAAACGCGATCAAGATCCGGCCCAGTCAAGGCTTCCCATGGCTACTGATCGTTGAGGCTTACTCCCTGGTCGGCTTCCGCAACCCCCCTTGGCCCGGTTTTGACCAGGCAGCAGAGGTGCGCCGACTAACCGAAGACCACACGTCACGCACCCTGCTGGCGAAGCTTACTTGGCAGAAGTGTCTCAAGGAAGCGCTGAAGATGGGACCTGGCCCCGTCGAGTACTTGTCGTTCGACGCCTTTGTGCGCGGGGGCTCCTGGGTGACGCCGGGTTCCAGCTCCATGGGTCGGGTCGACTGGGACGTTAACGGCGTCAAGGGTCACGTTAAGGCAAAGAAGAACTTGGCCGTCGGAGTGCTCGATCTCGAGGAACTAATCGCGTCATGCAAGCGCGTACGAGTGGAGTACTCAAAAAGTATCGTCAAGTCCGAGCTCGGGAAGCTAAGGATTGCAGTTGCCGGCTCGCTCGAAGGTTACTTGTTGATGAGCTGGGTCGGCAGGCTGACGGGTCACGCCTACAAGCAATGGGTCGGCTCGACGATCGAGGAAGACACTTACGAACAGTGTGATCGCATGCTCGCCATGCTGAAGTTAACTCGTGAGAACTATGGCCTACCCTTCGACTATTCTGAGTTCGACCACCAGATCGCAACAGACGAGCAGGCCGACATAGCCGAAGTGAACGTTGCCTGCGCCTCAGGTAACGTGCCGCAGACGCCTGAGCAGCTTGCTGAATTCCGAGAAATCAGCGACATCGTGATTGAACTTGTCTCACACGTCAAGATTGACGGCATCCTCATGGAGGCGGGTCTAGCGTCAGGCACTGCCTGGACCTCGCTCTTCGGCAATGGCTGGAACAGCGTTCGCACGTTGCAGGCAATTGACGTCGCTGACTTCCTGGGTGTCCCGGCCAGCGCATACAGTCGCTTCGTGCGCGGCGACGACTCAGCATTGTGGGCTCTAGCATGGCCTCAGATCATGGCTCTGAAGTGCGGGTACGACGCGTTAGGCGTCCGCTCAGCTGAAGGTAAGTTCGCGGCGCTTCTTCATTCAATGGAGTTCCTGCGCGTCTGGTACGACAGCGCGCGCTGCTACGGCTACGTTTGCAGAGCGATTCCCGGCCTCATGCAACGGAAACCTTGGAACGCAGCACCCTGGGGAGAAGTCCAGTCCTGGGAGGCACTGTCTGAGACATTAAGCACGATCAGGAGGCGTAACCCTGAGTCAGCTGAGGCCTGCGATTTCCTCTGGCGCCGCTACACGATACTATGGGCGAGGAAGACGGGGCTACCTCCAGCCGCACTGTCAATCCCTGAACCCCTCGGCGGCTACGGGATCGGTCCTTGGGACATGAGGACGATGCTTACGAAGCCCGTCCCTCGTGTAAAATCCTCAATCGTCAAAGTCACCAACAGCTCGGGGTTCCTGGGTCGCCAAGTCGCAACTCGGGTAGGTCAGAGGTTCGGCATCAACGTGACGGCGCTTGAGACGACATGGGACGCTCGCGAGCTAGCCAACCGCGTCAAGGCATGCGACATACCGGCCATCAACTCAGAGTACAGGGACGCATTCCGCGAGGCTGTTCGCCACTGGGACGGGAAAATCGTCGGCGTTGAGGCTGTTCTGCCTGTCGACGCGCGGACTCAGTGTGAGTACCTCAGCAGGCTAATGGCTGAACCCGGTGTATTGCTAGCAGCTCAGAAGTATCTCGAAAGCCTGACCCCTCTCTACGGCTCACAGCGCCATCTCGAAGAGGTCTGGAGAGACGCCCAGCTTGCAAAGGAGGCCGGCTACTCTGCCCGCGACCTCATGAACGACCGGGACCTGAGCTTCATGTCGAGCCTTTACAGCTTGGAGCATTGTGGTTTGCATCGAGCTGAGGCACTTGATTGGCTCTTTGGATCGCTGAAGCTCCCTACGCCCGCTCGGCTGCATCCTAACCTTCACGGCTTGTTGAGCGTCGCCGTCGCCTCGTCAATGATGCCAACTTTGAAGCACTGGGACCGCCACGCCTGGTACGCTTCGATAGCCAAGCTAGCCCCCCTGCTTGAGAACTTCCTTTCAATGTCGCCCCTCGCGACTGCCGCCTTTTCCTGGTGAGTAAGTGGACTGCCGTTGGATGGCAACTGTACGTAGTGTGTAAATCTGTAAAGTTAACGGGGCCGAGGGTCCTGAGGGTGTCGCGAACCCTCCTCGAGTAGCGTGATCTGTCCCCAGGTGGGGTTTCTATATATTTCAATATTGGGTCTGTAA